CAGACCATGTAACAGCAGTAACAATCAATCGTTCATTCGATGAACTCGAAGTAACAGCAATGGGCGATAGCTCACACAAGTTCGTAAAGGGCTTGGAAGCATCAACAGTTACAATCGACTTTCTCAATGACACAGCATCAGCAAGCGTTCTAGCAACACTTCAAGCTGCATGGGGAACAACTGTTACAGCAGTATTCCTACAGACAAAGGGAACAGCAGTATCTGCTACTAACCCTCTATACACAGTTTCATTGCTAGTCAATAACACAACAGACATCAACGGTGCTGTTGGCGATATTGGTACAATGTCAATCACTTTTACTGCCAACTCAACAGTTGCAGTAGCAACAACAGGTTCTTTCTAAACAACTAAACTAAGGGGCAAATCATGGCAAAGTTAAAAGTAACAAGGGCAGATGGATCAGTTGGGGAATACCCAATCACTCCATTGGTGCAGTACGGATTTGAGATGTACGCTAAAAAGGGCTTTCACAAAGCGTTCATCGAAGACCAGAAGCAAAGCGATATCTTTTGGCTAGCTTGGGAATGTATCCGCCGTTCGGGTGAAACTGTTAAGCCTTTTGGGGAATCGTTCATCGAAACATTGACTTCGGTTGAAGTTCTCGATGACGACCCTTTGGCTTAGGGCGCGACTCGATCACCTATCTGATAGCAAAATTGTCTGTCAGACTCGGGATCGCGCCAACACAATTATTAGAGCTAGATGAAGTAATGCTAAAGAACCTAATCAAGGTTCTACAGGAAGATGCGAAGGAGATAGCCAATGCCAGCAACCGTCAAAGGCGGCGTTGAACTCCGTAAGGCACTCCGCAAGTTCGCTCCAGAATTAGGCAAAGAAACACAGAAAGAAATTGCTAACGTCCTAAAGCCTGTTGTAAAAGAAGCTAGAGGATTCGTCACAGGTTCGCCTTTATCTAACTGGGCGCGTGAAGGTGGCAAGTTCCCTGTGTTTAACGCATCAATCGTCAAGCGCGGTATTGGTTACAAGACAACACCATCAAAGCCCAATCGTCGAGGCTTCACAGCATTAGCTCAGATTCGTAACCGTTCAGCAGCAGGTGCCATATATGAAACAGCAGGGCGTAGAGCGGCAAGCACAAAGCCATCGGCTCGCCCTAACTTTGCTCAGGCAATGGGCACGTTAAGTGGCTCAGGCAAAGAGCGTGGTCGCTTGATTTACAAGGCTTGGGAGAATGACCAAGGCAACGCTACAAAGGCTGTTCTAAAGGCTATTGATAATGCTGGCAAGACTTTCAATCGAATGGTGGGAACTCGCTGATGGCTAATGTAGTAATTGATATTGCAGCCGAATACACCGGCAATAAGGCGTTTAAGCAGGCAGAAACTGCATCACAAAGATTAGAGAAATCCGTTGCTAAATTAGGCAAGCAACTTGCAGGAGTCTTTGCAGCTTCTAAGTTGTATGCATTTGGTAAGCAGTCAGTCAAAGCATTTGCAGAAGATGAGAAGGCTGCACGATCATTAGCGCTAGCCTTAGCCAATACAGGCAACGCCTTTGCATCCATTGAGGTTGAGAAGTTTATTGGTGACTTACAGCGCGCTACTGGCGTTCTTGATGACAACCTTCGACCAGCTTTTAGAACCCTTTTAACAGCTACTGGTGACGTTAAAAAGTCCCAAGATGGCTTAGCCCTAGCCCTTGATATTGCAGCAGGTACAGGTAAAGACTTAGGCGCTGTGTCTATGGCACTTGCAAAGGCTTATGGTGGTCAGACAACAGCTCTTAGCCGTTTAGGTGCAGGCTTATCTAAAGCCACTCTCGCATCAGGCGATTTAGATTTAATCACTAGCGAATTGACAAAGAAGTTTTCTGGTCAAGCCTTAGCGGCAGCCGAAGGCTACTCAGGCGCAATTGCTAAGCTCACAGTTGCATCCAATAACGCCAAAGAGATTATCGGCAAAGACCTACTAGATGCTATGCAAATGGTTGCGGGCAAAGATGGCATCGGTGGAGCAACAACAGCAATGGAAGGCTTTGCTACTCAGATTGGAAATGCAATCTATGGCATTGGTGTTTTAACAAAGGCAATAAAGTCATTGCCAGGTGCAGGCTTTATTGGTGATGTTCTAAATGCTGGTACTCAGATTTCAGGACTAGGACTTCTTTCAAGATTAGGTGCATCAAGCAAGGCACGCTCAGCAGGCACACCTGCTCAATCGCCTGGACAACGCAAGGCAATCGATAAAGCCAACGCTGATGCGCTTAGACTGCAAAAAACTAAAAACAGTCTGGCCACCATCGACAATGCCAATACTGCTAGAAAACTCACCCTTACAGCAGACCAAATAGCCCTGCAAGAGCTAGAGAAGAAGTTTGATGTAGATCGTATCAATCTTTACACAGCCTTGAATGAATCCGCTGATAGTGAGATAAAAATGCGCTTACTGTCCAAGATTGCTATCTATGACCAAAATGAAGCAATGGCTGGAATGATTAAAAAAGCCAACGAGGCTAAGGATGCTTTTGCAGCACTTATTGATGCGCTCCGAGCATCAGTCAGAGCGACAATGGATAGAATCGCTGCTGAACTTGCACAGTTACAGAAACTGACTACAACAGGTGCTGCCACCCCTATTGAGCAACAAAGAGCAGTTATTCGCGAGAAACTCAATCTTGCAATGCCTGACATCTCAGCTTTGCAAAATAACCTTAGACTCAATGCAGGTTCATTTAGCACAGCAGGTTCAACTTCTCCGACCTACATCATCAATGCACAAGGCATAGGTGACCAACAGATTGCATCAGTCGTTCAGGGAGCAATCCAAGACCTCAACAGATATGGGAATTCAACCACTTACGCTGGAGCAATCTAGTGGCAGTACCAGTAATCAATGCAACGATTAACTTCTCCACCGGTCCAAGCTTTGCTCAGGCTTTTATTATCGGTTCAGGAATCTTTGGCGTAAATGTTTTAGCCGATTCAGAAGCAGTCATTGTCGATGTCTCTAACCAAGTCGATGCAATCCAGACCAGCAGAGGGCGTAACGCACAGGCAGACCAATTCCAGACAGGTCAGTTAAGCCTTCGCATTGTGGATCAAAATGGTGACTTTAACCCACAGAATACTGCTGGTCCTTATTATGGCTTACTCAATCCAATGCGTAAGGTGCAGATAACTGCCACATGGAACACAGTTACTTACCCAATTTTCTCGGGCTTCATTACAGGCTACTCAACTACAACGCCTAAGTTCACAGGCGATATTGTCTATACAACCATCACAGCAGTTGATGCTTTTAGACTTGCACAGAACGCACAGATTTCAACAGTCACAGACTCAGGCGCAGGGCAGTTATCAGGCACTCGCGTAAATAAGATTCTTGACCAAATCGGATGGCCTGCATCCATGCGTGATGTTGATGCTGGACAGACAACCTTACAGGCAGACCCAGCAACCCCTAGAACAGCCCTAGAAGCCATGCAGACGGTTGAATTAAGCGAGTATGGCTCTTTGTATGTCAATGCCTCTGGCGAGTTCGTATTTCAGGACAGAGCCTTTACAACGAGCAGCGTGACTGGCACGCCTGTGGTGTTTAATGACGATGGCACAGGCATCCCCTACTTCAACGCTATCTGGCTTCTCAACGATGTTCTTATCTACAACTCAGCCCAAATTACTCGCACAGGCGGCACAACTCAGAACGCCATCAATCAGGCTTCTATTGACAAATACTTTGTTCACTCTTACAACCAACAGAATCTGCTCATGGAAACCGATGCAGTAGCTCTTGACTATGCTCGGGCTTATGTGGCATCTAGAGCTGAAACCACAACTCGATGCGATGCCATCACCCTCGACCTTTACACCAACAATTATGATGCAGGAATTACAGCTGCTTTAGACCTAGAGTTCTTTGATCCTGTAACTATCACAACTACGCAACCAGGCTCATCAGCCTTAACTAAAACTTTGCAGGTGTTCGGCGTAGCTCACAGCATCACGCCTAATTCTTGGAAAACCCAATTCACAACCCTAGAACCAATCATCGATGGATTCATCA